AAAATAACTGTCAGCTTCTTCTTATTAGATCCAGTTGTAGATTTATTTGTCTTTTTCTTACGATGAGAGCTTTTATATAAAGTTTCACGTAAATGAGATTTACCATGTCCACTTTCTTTCTCATACTTAGCTACTTCACCTTCAAAGGTTCTACCAGCAGCTTCTTTTTCATAAGCACGACGTCGGTTAGCACCCATTACACCAAGTCTTTCACCAGTCTTATAGTGTCTAGTATGGACAGTAGATTTGGCTGTAGATTTTTTAGTATTACTAGGAACAAACTTTTTACCTGCTACGCCTTTATCGGGGCCAGAATTTTCAGCGGTATAACCACCTTTTGGTTTATTCTTTTGGTATTTAATAAGTTCATTTTCTTTTCTAATATCCTCTTTATCTTTTTCAGTAAGATTATTGTTCGTAGTATTCTTTTTTAAGTTATTTTTATTCCTTAATGCTTTAGCTGCATTAGCATTCCGAATACTATCATGTATTACACGGATAGGATTATTTTTTCCTTGTAATAGAATGTTCCTGCCTTTTTGACGCTCTTCAAAAGATTTTAAAACCCATTTATTTTTAGATGCGTCCCATTTATAATCTTTACTGGGTTGCTTTGGTTTTGCCATAATTAAGTGATGTGTAATTTACGCCTATTAGGCTTTAATTTTTTATCTTTGCTACGGTGTTTACCTGCAGCAACTAGTTTACCGTCACGATGGGAATAATCCAAACCATCCCCAACGGAACCTTTGTGTCTATGTTCATCAGCTCTACGTCTGATTCCTATAGCTTTCTCTGTTTGCATATACTTCTTTTGATATGCATTCTTTTTCGCTTTAGCAGCGGGGTGAGAATCGTAATAAGATTTAGACGCGGCCATAGAGTCTCCTGTTAACAAGAGAAGGATCTACTTTCGGCATTATCTTATTTAACTTATCAAGTGGGTTACCATCGTAAGCCACACCACTTATATCATTTATTTTAAGCCAATCGCAGGCTGCTTTTAAGTCTTGAGTACTAGCCTCACCACTCTTAACTCTTTTAAGGAATTCAGTAGTGACGAGGTTATGTAACTCATTAAACTGTTGTTCTGTGGCTTTCATTACCAATCACCACTTTCCTTTAGCTTGTCTATGTAATCTTGAGTAGATTTGTTCGTATGTTTGCCTTCTTTCTTCCGCTGTATAGCTTCTCCACCAGCTTTAAAATCTGATGCAGATGTGTTATTCTTTCCCCAAAAAGCTACATTTATTGTTTTAGCTTTTGGAGATGAAGTCATTCGGCTAATGTTGCGTGCCATTATGAGAATAGTTTTTCTTTTACAATTTCTAATGCTTTATCATCAAGTTTATTATCAGTTCTCTTAACATATGCTTCTAGTACATCAACTATAAGCTGTTTAACTGAATCTGATTTAATAAAGGCGAGGAGGATGGGCTTGATTAATAGTGTCATTGTTTTAGTGGACATTTAGGTGTACTTTTATGCCAAGGTTTATACCAAGGCTTAGATGGTTCTTTACATTCAAGAACCTTTTTTTGTGCTTTTTTATATGCAACTATAGGTATTACATCACTACATAAGTGATAAACACGTGAACCGGGAAGTAACATGAAGCCTTTCTGCTGAAGTTCTCCACATTTAAGAACTCTAACTAGTTCATAGTCGAGTTCCATCTTAGCTTGTTGCCTAGCTGCTATAGTTCTACATTGTTCTAATCCTCTTTTATCAAGAGGAATCATGAAATTAACTTGGAATCCCCAGTTCTCCGCTACGGTATAACTTTGTTGAGCCATCTCATCGTCGAATGGAGTAGTATGATTACCCATATAGAATGGGCTAAAGGTCATAGTACTACCATTACAACTTATGTTCGGCCCGTATACCTGACGCGAAGGGGCTCCGTTATTCTGGAATTGGACGGCTTGGTTTGTAACATTTCCTGTAGCCGCTGCCACAGGGTTTGAAGTATTGTTGGTTTCTCCCTCTTCAGCACGAATTGGCCCTCCTATTGCGAGAATACTGATAATGAGACCGTAGTAGAGGTAGTGTCGATTTCTCTTTCTATCTCTGTTACGGATAAGACTTGGCTGGCTGCTCTTGTCACTACTTCTAGTGAGAAGGGATCGCCAACTGTATGTATCGTGAAGACGGAATCTGAATCTACTATTCCTCCAGATGTTGCTGAAGTATGAGTAATATTTATTCCATCCCATGAATTTAAAGCTGAACCGTAGGTTGTGGTGGTTATTTCCTCCACGATTTCTTGAGTTGTAGTCGTTGTTGAGTTCATTGACCCCTGAGTGAATTGTGGGGTTACGAGTTCGGCTCTTGCTACCGTGGGGGATGCCAGTAGGAAGAGTAATAACCATTTTTTCATTCTTCCTTTTTCTTTACCATTGGACAGTTGACGGGTGTATTGTTACCCTTTCCGCTTTTATTACCAGTGGTCAAGCCAAAAGTTGCAAGTGCACCCGTAAACACACTAGCAACGAACGTGATATCTGAGTTACCAGACTTCTTAACCATAGGTAATTCTACGTAGTTTAAAGTTATTATGAACCCACTCCAAACAACTACACCAAGACGAACGAATGTACCAAGTATCTGAATCTGTTGTTCTTGATCTTCTATTCCGTCTTTGAGCTTTTTGAGGAGTCCTTTTTTTTCTTCTGGTTTTCCTTCCATTTATTAACTTTACTTTGTAATTGTTTCTGAACCTTTTTCTTAATAGGTTCAAATAAGGATTGAGTAACAGAGGTTGTTGCCACTGCCACTACAGCCGTTGTTACAGCTGTTATTACTACTGCTGTTTCCGGTATTGGCATTTCAATATCAATAACCGGAAGCTTTAAAGTAGGTGCTACAGGTTCTTCTGTTGTCTCTTCTGCCTCAGTCTCTTCAGGACGCTCTAAATCAGCTGGGGGTACGATCATAGGCTTATAGGCCGGAACGTCTGCTGTAGGCGGTCTGAAGTACAGCTGAGGGATATCTAGTGCCTTGGGTAGGTTAGGACTAGGAAGATTTATTTGCAATTAAGAATGCCTTATAATCTGCTTTTACTTGTGTAGTCCACGCAGCTTCAGCGATAGCTTTTACATCTGCGTCTTCAGAACTAAGGTTTGTATCTACTAGGTTATCACTAGAATCTAATGTTCCCGGTTGCAATACATGTCTATGAAAGGAACGGGTAAGTTCTTCACCGTCTTCTTTAATAACGGTAGCAGTCCTCACTTGGATATTCCATTTATTAACGACTTCAATCTTGTCGTTTTCTGTTGTTTTTGATAATGTCATAATTTAAGCGGCTCTATAAGTGATACTAAAATCCATGTATGCATCTCCATAAGCAAGAACATCAACACGACTTTGATCATCTCTACTCATAAAAAAGTTGAGTTGTGTATTTCCACCTTCAATTACTCCAGCGACATTTGTTTCGCTGCTGGGAAGGTTCCAGTTATGTGGACTACATGAACAAACCGATCTTTCTGCTTGATCTGTTAAACCATTTACTGCTGTAAAAGGTAGATGGAATCCAAAGTGTGAACTACTGTTACCGTCTAGCACTCGTAACATCCCTTGACAATGTACTAAATTACCTATTTTAATATAACTACCTGTATTATAATCATCATATATAGTTATACTATTAGAACCAGTTATTGTAAATATGCCCTCTTCATAATCGTCCAAAGTATTGGAATCTGTATTAGAAGTAACTCCTAAACAAATACCTTTACCAGCGGTGCCAAATACTATATCACCAGTCTTTACTGTTACATCTCCACCTGAATCTACTCGTAGTCTTTCTACTGAGGTACCATTTGGTCTGGTTTTAACTACAAAATCTCCATAAGCACCTGAAACATTATTGTTATGGAATCCTATTTGTCCTAGTTCGACATCATTTTGTCCTGTCATTGACCCCCAAAAGGTCATCTTTGTTCCGACACCAGCAGCTGCAGTTCCAGTAGTACTAGCATTTACATTAACAGCATTGATAAGATCATTTGTTGTTGCTGCTGATGTTTTGACTTCTAGTTTTGATCCATCAAACGTAAGGTTTGCTTCACCTGCCATAGCGTTAGCACCTGTCACTGTAACAACTGTATTATTAGTTGATCCAGTTAGAGTTGCTCCACCTGCTGGTACATCTTCAAAAGCTGGAGGTGATCCAGCTCCTGTTGATGTTAATACTTGTCCATCTGTACCCGGTCCTACTGCAACTGGATTACCTGATGCGTCATAAGTAAGTACTTGACCATCAGTACCCTGTGCTAATTTGGCTAAGGAAATCGCATCGTCAGCTATTAATGCAGTGGTAATTGTACCATCTGCTATCTTATCACCAGTTACTGCATCGTTTGCTATATCTGATGTAGCAACTGTTGCATCTTTAATGCCTTTACTTGTTATTTCT